ATAATACTGGTGAAGTAATTGATGCGAATCAATTTGTTGCTAGCATGTTTATTAAACCTGCTAAGTCAATTAATTACATTACTTTGAACTTTGTTGCAACTAAAACTGGCGTTGACTTCTCTGAAGTCATCGGTCAGGTATAATAGAGGAGAATTGAAATGAATTACGATAATTTTAGTTCACAACTAACTGCTGGTTCTATGAACTATGCTCGCCCCAATCTATTCGAAGTTACATTAAGTCTAGATGGAGATGAGAAGTTTGTTTGTAAAGCAGCTTCTTTACCAGCTACGACGGTTGGTGTGATCGAAGTTCCTTACCAGAACCGTAAGTTAAAGGTTCCTGGTGACAGAACGTTCCAAGACTGGACAGTTACAATCATCAATGATGAGAATATGGCAGTACGTCATGCGTTATTAGCGTGGCAAGCTGAAATTCAAGGATTTGATAAGTTCGGTTCTGATGGTTCTACCCCAGACGATCATCATTCGTTCTTAACGGTCACTCCGTTAGACAGAACAATTGATGGAGCAATATCAAATAGTGAAGTTAATCTTTACGGTTGGCCTTCAGAAATCGGTTCTATCGATTTAAGTTGGGAAACTACTGATGCTGTTCAAGAGTACACTGTAACGTTTGCTATCACGCATGACGACAGTGGTAAAAATTAAGAAGTAAAATAACTATTATAAATATTATTATAATATTAATTAACAGTTAGGATATACGATGGAATTATTCGGTTATAAAATTGAGAAGCAATTAGGTTCTTCGGTGATAGATAAGGGTTCAGACTCTTTTGTACCACCAGATTTAAACGATGGTTCCACCGTTATCAACGGAGGAGGAATAAACGCCTTCTCCACCAATTTTGACGTATCTTTCAAAAACCAGAAAGATTTGATTGGGCAATACAGAGAAACTTCACAAAATCCCGAGGCAGAACTTGCTATCGATGATGTTGTAAATGAAGCAATTGTATTAGATCCATATAAGGACGCAGTTAAAATACATTTAGAAAAATTAGATGTATCTGATAATATCAAGAAAGCAATTACAGAAGAATTTGATGTAATTACTAGAAAACTAGAATTTAATAATTCTGGTCCTGATATTTTTAAGCGTTGGTACGTTGATGGTGCTATTCACTATCACATAATTTTTGACAATGATAATGTCAAAAAGGGTATTAAAGAGTTAAGATATATTGATGCTCTTGATATCAAGAAAGTTAAAGAAGTAATAAAAGAGAAAGACAGAAGTGGCATTGAAATTATTAAAAATGTCGAGGAATATTGGGTTTATACCACAGCAACCCTTGCTGGTACTCAAGCACTTAAAGTTGCTGATGAGGCAATTGCGGTTTCAGATAGTGGTTTATTTGATAGCAATAAAGAAGTTACATTGTCTTATTTACATAAAGCAATGAAACCAATTAATCAACTTCGTATGTTAGAAGATGCGATGGTGATTTACAGAATTACAAGAGCACCAGAAAGACGTGTGTTCTATATTGATGTTGGTAATCTACCTAAAACAAAGGCAGAACAATATCTAAGAAACATCATGAACAAGTTTAAAAATAAAATGGTTTATGATGCGACTACTGGTAAAGTTAGAGATGGTAAGAATACTATGTCTATGATGGAAGATTTTTGGTTGCCTAGAAAAGAGGGTGGACGAGGTACTGAAGTCACCACGTTGCCAGGCGGACAAAACCTCGGTGATATGGATGACGTAATATATTTTCAAAAGAAAGTATATCAAGCGTTGCACGTTCCACCATCACGTATGGAACAAGAACAATCATGGGGTTTTTCACGTGGTGGAGAAATTAGTAGAGATGAAATCAAGTTCACTAAATTCGTTTCTAAATTAAGAAAACGTTTTTCAGATTTATTTTATACATTGCTAAGAACACAACTCATTGCTAAGGGTATTATAAGTAAGAGTGAATGGAATAGTTATAAAGAAAGTATTGATTTTATATTCCAAGATGATGGTTATTTCAGTGAAATAAAGAAACTTGAAATGATGAATCAACGTATTGAGATGCTAGACACCATTACTAATGGCGAAATGATTGGTCGTTATTATTCTATCGAATGGGTAAGAAAAAATGTTCTTATGCAGTCAGAAGATGAAATATCTAAGATGGATGCGTTAATGGCAAAAGAAAAATCTGATACACCGACTGACGAAGACGGTATGTCAACCGACACATATTAAGGAGTAAAGCATGAGCAACTTAGAAAAATTAATTAAATTTGCTAGAGAAAAGAAAGCAGTATATTTTAAATCAACATTTACTGACGAATTAGCATCGAGAGTTGCTACTAAATTAGACGCAATGAAGCAATCATTAGCAAAGTCTATGTTTGCCAAAGAAGAATTTGAAATTGACGAAGAAGATGAAACACTTGAAGTATTTCAATTTACTGAAGAGCAGTGGAATGAATTAACTGAAGACGAGAAAGCAGAATACGAAGACTTTGAAGTTGACGGTGAATATGATGCTGAAAATGGTCATGCAGTTTGGGTCATTGGTGACGAAGAATTTGACGTTTTAAAAGTTATGGATAATGATGAATTACCAGAAGGCACTAAATATGCGGGTCGTTCACGTAGACAAGTACATATGACGCAGATTAGAAAACGTCGTATGAAAGGCAGAAATAGACAAAAGAAACTTAGAACTAATATCAACCGCAGAAAAGCACATAATAAAATTAAGATTAAAAGAAATCGTTTAAAGATTACAAGACGTTTTGGTTCAGGTGATAAGTCTGGCAGATCTGGTAAAATTGGTGCAGCACGCAAAAGACGTGGTGGACGCACTGTTACTCATAAAGGATAAAGAAAATGAATTTAAACGAAACTATTAACCAAATACAAGGTACTGAGATAACTGAAGGCAAAGTTGATCCTAGAGTCCTTAAAAGGTCACAGAAATACTTTGATGAGGCAAAAAGGCAAGCAAATGACGCAATGGACACCCTTGGTGACATCGGTCACGACTTAGCGGCAGACCCTAAACTTCAAGCAAGAATTGTTGAGTTATTCCGTCAAATGCTAAAAGTAACTCAAACGTTTAATAAGATTAAGTTTTAAAGGAGAAACGGTCATGAGACTAATTTCAGAAATTAACGAAAGTGTAACTTACATTACCGAAGGAAAAGGAAAAGACCTTTATATTGAGGGTGTATTTTTACAAGCGGATTTAAAGAACCGTAATGGACGTATCTATCCAGGTGCGATTATGGAGAATGAAGTTAAACGTTATACCGAAACTTACATTGACAAAAAACGTGCATTTGGTGAGTTAGGACATCCAGATGGTCCTACTATTAACCTTGACCGTGTATCACATATGATTACATCTTTGGTTAAAGAAGGAAGTAATTATGTCGGTAAAGCAAAAATTACCAATACTCCCCACGGAAATATTGTAAAGAATTTGATTAACGAGGGTGCTCAACTTGGTGTTTCATCAAGAGGAATGGGAACGTTAAAGGCAAATAAGAAAGGAATTCAGGAAGTGCAAAGTGATTTTTACCTTGCTACTGCCGCAGATATTGTAGCAGATCCATCTGCTCCCGATGCTTTTGTAAATGGCATTATGGAAGGAAAGGAATGGGTTTGGGACAACGGAATTATCAAAGAACATGAAATTGCAGAGATGAAGAAAGTAATTGAAAACACGAGCAAAAACAAACTAACTGGTTTGGAAGCACGTATTTTCGAGGACTTTATGAGTAAATTGTAGTATTTTGTTGTTTGTTAAAGTAATTAGTTTTATAAATAATAGTAATTAGAAATAAAACTAATTTAAGATTATAATCAAAATAATATTAGGAGAACCTAAGATGAAGTTAAAAACAGAAACTGGCGAAATGTTAGTTCTAGATGAGGCAAAGGAATTTTATATTTCTGAAACTGCTGATTCTGATACTTCAATTGAGGCGTCCGAAGTTGATGCGTTATTGGAGTCTGGCAAACTAGAAATGGTTGCCGAAGAGTCTGACGAAGTGGTTGAAGCCACAGCGCCTAAAGCGACTAAGTTAAAGAAGAAAAAGATTACAGCAGTTGGTGCTGAAGTCGAAGTATTTGAAGACGAAGACGAAGACGGTGATGACAAAGACGAAGATGACGAAGTTGAAGAAGACAAAAAAGTTGCTAAAGAAGAAGTAGAGTTAGAAGTAGATGTTAAGGAAGATATGGACGCATTATTTGACGGCCAAGAATTAACTGAAGATTTCAAAGCACGTACCACTTTAGTATTTGAAACTGCTGTAAAAGCAAAAGTTAAAGCAAACCTTGCACTTATTGAAGATAAGATGGAAGCTGAATTAGCAACAAAAACTGACGCATTGTTAGAAGATGTTACTGCTAAGTTAGATGGTTACTTAGACTATATGGTTACAGAGTGGGTTGAAGACAACAAAGTTGCTGTGCAAAACGGTTTAAAGAATGAAATCTTAGAAGGTTTTGTTGGCGGTCTACAAACATTGTTTGCAGAAAATTACATTGAAATCCCAGAGGATAAGTTCAATGTTGTTGATGAGCAAGCACAAGAAATTGCTGGTTTGAAAGAAGAATTAGATGCTGAAATGAATAAAAACATTGAAGCACGTAAGGCTTTAGACGAAGCAACAGCTAAAGAAATTTTTGGCAAAGTTTCAGAAGAATTAACTATGACACAAGTTGAAAAACTTAATTCGCTTGCCGAAGGTGTTGTATTTGAGGATACTGATTCTTACACAGAAAAGTTAGAAACTTTGAAGGAAACTTACTTTCCTTCTGAAGCAAAGAAAGAGGAAGTAATTGCTGAAGCAGTAGATGCGGAAGTGAGTGATTCTGAAGAAGAAATGAGTGCTTCTATGCAAGCAATCGTCAATTCACTTTCACAATCAAATAAACCAAGCATCTTAGGTGCTTAACATTTATACTTAATAAGGAGAAAACAAAATGTTTTTATCAGAAGAAATTAAAGATAAGTGGCAGCCGGTTATGGAGCATGCAGATGTACCTGCAATTACAGATGCTACTAAACGTGCAATTACACTACGTCTTTTAGAAAATCAACAAACTGCTTTAGATGAAGCAAACGTCACAGGTGGCAATGTAAATAACTGGGATCCAGTTCTTATTTCATTGGTACGTCGTACTATGCCACAATTAATGGCATATGACACTATCGGTGTTCAACCAATGTCAGGTCCTACAGGTCTTATCTTTGCAATGAAATCTCATTACACAGGTGAAGCATCTACTGGTGCTGAAGCATTAACTACCGCTGCTGGAGCTCCTAATACGGACTTCGCTGGTGACGATGGTACTGCTGATGCAATGACTACTGCTCAAGGTGAAGCATTAGGTGGATTTGGTGGCGGTGCTACTACTTACGCTGAAATGAGTTTCTCAATTGAGAAGTCAAGTGTTACTGCTAAGACTAAAGCTCTTAAAGCAAAATACTCTACTGAACTTGCTCAAGACTTGAAAGCAATTCATGGTTTAGACGCTGAGTCTGAATTATCGAATATCCTTTCTGGTGAGATTCTTGCGGAAATCAATCGTGAAATCATTGGTACTATCCAAACACAAGCAGTTGCTGGTTGTGCCGCAGGTACTACTACTGCTGGTACTTTTGACGTTGCTGACGCAGCTGATAATGCTGGTGCTCGTTGGGGTGGTGAACGTTATAAGTCACTTCTAGTTCAAATCAACAAAGAAGCAAACTTAATCGCTAAGAACACTGGTCGTGGTCGTGGTAATTGGTTAATCGTATCTCCAGACGTTGCGTCTGCTCTAGATATGGTTTCTTCAATGGCAGTTCCTAATATGTCTGTTGACAATGGTGCTCAACCTGATACTACTAACTCAGTATTTGCTGGTACGTTAGGTGGTAAGTATAAAGTATTCATTGACCAATTTGCGTCAACTGATACTGTTACTGTTGGTTTTAAAGGTGCTAATATGTATGATGCTGGTATGTTCTACTGCCCATACGTTCCTTTACAAATGATGAAATCAATTGGTGAAGAAGACTTCCAGCCACGTCTTGGATTCAAGACTCGTTATGGAATCACTATGAACCCATTTGCTTCTGGTGCCGCTGGTGCTAACCCTTATTTCCGTAAGTTCACTGTAACTAACATCTAATAAGAAAGCAAAAACAGTTTCCCCCTACCTTGGGAAAACCGTTGGATCTCTCCTAAAAGCTGAGATTCCCTAAACCCCCTTTATTGGGGGTTTTTTTGGGCCTATAAACTTTATAAATAGTCTTATGAAGAATCAAAAGTTAAACTTAGCAAAAAGCACTAATTTCAAATTAGTAATAGGAGCAATTCCTGGAGTAGACCTATGGTTGAAAACAGCAATGCTACCTACAATTACAACAAATGAAGTTCCAGTTGCAAACCCAGTCCTTGGAAGAAAATACATACAATCAACTACAACAATTTGGGCACCTTTAATGGTTACATTCCTTGTTGATGAAGATTTAACCAATTATAATGAAGTATTAAAATGGATGTATAATGCTGGTGGTCCAAGTCCAGGCGATAGAACCGATGACCAAGACAAACTTTTTACTACTGCGTCTTTGCATATATTATCAAATAATAAAAACACAACTGATATTGTGTACACATTCCATAACATGTTCCCTACTATCCTTGGCGAATTACAATTCAACAATGAATCTGCAGAAGAGTTATTAACAGATATAACTCTACAGTTCGACTATATGTCACTTGAAGAATAAATATCTCATAAAAAACTTTACTTTTGATTGAAAGTAGGGTATAATAGGGGTATGAATATAGAACAACTTGAACAGCAAGTAGATAAAGACTTGTATATCGATGAGACACTACTTGCTAGAGAATCATTAGCAACTCCACTCAAACACAACAAATACCTTAAAATGGTATTACGAGAACGTTTGAAATTAAGGAAATTAAAAACCGAACTATATAGAGTATCGTTAGGAAGAACCAATTATTATAACGGCAACGATCCTGATCCATATGAATATGTGTTAAAGGATAGAGAAGTTAAAGAGTATGTCAAAGTTGACCCAATAGTAGTTGAAGCAGAAGCAAGAGTTGCTTTACAAGAAGAATTAGTTAAGTATCTAGACGAAGTTTGTAAAATGTTTACCGTTCGTGGATTTGCCATTAAAAACGCAATAGATTTCTTAAAATATACCCAAGGTGTAGTATAATATATAATGAGTGATATAGTAGTACACGTCAAAGATGACGTATTTCTAAACGTAGAATGTGAGAGTGGGATAGCACACGAGTTATCAGATTTCTTTACATTTGAAGTTCCAGGTGCTAAGTTTATGCCTGCATTTCGTGCCAGACAATGGGACGGTAAAATCCGTTTGTTCAACGTCTTTGGTGGAGAAGTTTACGTTGGTCTTTTAAACTATATTATTGAGTTCGCAAAACACCGTAATTTAACGATAGAATACCCGAAATTAGGGGATAAACAAACCCTTGAGTCTACGGAGGCATTCGTTAAGGGGTTAAATCCGCACTCTAATGGGAAACCAATACTACCCTACGACTATCAAATAAACGCAGTTAATTGGGGGATTACGGAAGCACGTGCTTTGCTATTATCACCCACCTCATCTGGTAAGTCTTTAATGATTTATTCGCTTGCTCAATACTACATGAATAAGATAGATGAAAAGATTTTAATCATCGTACCAACTACAACGTTAGTTGAACAACTCTATAAAGACTTTAAAGATTATGCATCGGAATTTAATCCAACGTTTTCTGAGGACAACGTACATAGAATTTATTCGGGTAAAGAGAAGCATACGGATAAACAAATCGTAATCACTACTTGGCAATCAATCTATAAATTAAAGAAACAATTCTTTGAGCAATTTGGGTGCGTCATTGGTGATGAAGCACATAACTTTAAAGCAAAATCATTAACAAGCATTTTGACTAAAATGACTGACTGTAAATATCGTTTTGGTTTTACAGGAACTCTAGATGGATCTACTACACATAAGTTAGTCCTTGAGGGATTATTCGGTGCGGTTAGAAAGGTTATCACTACAAAAGAATTAATGGATAGTGATACAATTGCTAAATTACATATTGAGGCAATCACATTAAAATATAGTGATGATGAACGTAAATTCGTCAAACCTATGACCTATCAAGAAGAAATTGATTTTCTAATTAAGCACGTTGCTAGAAATAAGTTTATTTGTAATCTAACATTAATGCAAACCAAAAATACTTTATTACTTTTTCAATTTGTAGAGAAACACGGAAAACACCTATATAATTATTTGAAAAAACAAGACCCAGAAAGAGATATCTTTTTTGTATCAGGAAGTGTAGGGGTGGATGAACGTGAGAAAATCCGTGAGATTACAGAACAATCTAGCAATGCTATTATTGTGGCATCGTATGGTACTTATTCTACTGGTATCAATATTAGGAATCTTCATAACATTATCTTTGCTCATCCCTCAAAGTCTAGGATTAGGAATTTACAATCTGTTGGTAGGGGTTTACGAAAAGCTGAAGGAAAAGATAAAGCAACTCTTTTCGACATAAGTGACGATTTATCATGGAAAAAACATAAGAACTTTTCATTGAAACATTTCGTTGAAAGAATTAAGATTTACAACACAGAAAAATTTGATTATAAACTAAGGAGTATTAAATTATGAACGTATCGGTAGTATATTTGAAACACACAGGAACAGAGGTTATTTGTGACCTGATTGAAATGAATGAAGAAAATATGGCAGTGACCATTAAAGACCCTCACGTATTACAAGTGATTGGATCGGACGGTAACTCATCAACAATGGGACTACTGCCGTTTGGATTTGCATCAGCAGATAACGTTCTTCATATATCAATAAAAGACATTTTGTTTATTAGTGAGTGTAAAGGTGAAATTGCGGATAATTATGAAAGAATGATGAGTCCTCTAGATTTACCGACTCAAAAAATAATCATATAAATACTTTACTTTTTGACATTTGTAGGTTATAATAGAACTGTATGAATAAATCTAAT